GGATATTTCTGGAGCACCATGGAGGGCCGGCCATATTCTGAAACCAGACCTAAGGCTTCTTTCTGATTCAATTCGTGATTACGGAATCATCAGTCCTATTGTCGTGCAAAAAAAGACTCTTCACATCATTGATGGATACCACAGATGGCTTGTTTGTGCAAACGACAAGTCAATACAGCGCTCCCTTGGCGGCCAAGTTCCTGTGGCGGTTGTGGATATTGATACCGTTGACGCAATGGTCATGCATATTCGCTTAAATCGTGCGCGTGGTCAAATTGTTGCCAAGTACATGTCAAGTGTTGTGAGGGACATAGCTGCAAGCAAGAAATATTCACTCCACGAAATAGAAGAGCTGTTTAACATGAATATGCTTGAGCTTGACCTCATGCTTGATGGCTCATTGTTGAAAATGAGAAAAGTCAAAGAACATACATACTCAAAGGCTTGGGTTCCTATTGAAGCGCCTGCTGGAGCTGTTGAATCAGTGGTTCTTGAAAGGCCACCTAACGAAGACCGTTAGATTAAGGGCAATCATGGTGTAAAATCTGACAGAGATTGTCTTCTGTGAGGTCTATATGCCCATACCAAATAATGCCGTTGATACGGAACTCCCATCACCAACAAGACCAGAGCTAGTTCCTGGTGCACGTCCAGCTTGGTGGAGACGCGCCACTGCTTACGGTTTGAACAGGCTCGCAGATGCCATTGAGGGTAGGAGAAACACCCCAGTCGGCGCGGGTCGCGCCCTTTTGCGTGAAAGACGTAATTTGCGCCTAGGCCGAACAGCTTAATTTGGAGATTTAATTCATGATTGTATCTGTTTCTGAATTAACAACATATATGGACATTTCTTTGTCCCTAAGGCAACAAGATGCCGCTGAACTTGTACTGGCTGGGCTTCAAAGCGAACTTGAGGCATATCTCAGAAGACCGATTGAAGTTAGTGAATTTACTGAGACACATGTGCTGCCCTCGTACTTCCAAGGAGTTCCAGCTACATCATTTTTTTATGATGAATCACTGGATACAAGTGGCAAGCCAATCAATTACATTCAGCCATCTGTTGTTGTTTCGCTAAGAAACACTCCAGTTGTTTCCGTATCAAGCGTAAGAATAAAAAGCCTTGGAGATTCTGGAACATATCTTGCAGAGGCTCTAAAAAGAGAAGCGACCATTACTGGCGCAACTCAATCTGGAACGAATGTTACTTTCACCGCATCTGGACATGGATTCAAGATTGGGCAGTATGCAACAGTTTCAGCAGTTACCCCAAATGCTTACAATACTTCTGGAAAATCAATAACAGCGATAACAAGTAATAGTTTTACTCTTGGTAATTACGATGCTGGTTTAGCAGCGTATTCCTCTGGTGGAACCGCTGTTGCAACTGGAAATGATTACACAGTTCACAGATATGGTCTAGAAATATATCGAGGTTTTCCAAACGACATCATTGAAGTTACATACAGAGGCGGCCTAGATAGTGACGGAATTGCGACATTCAAGTTAATGATTTTGCGCGCAGCAACTCGTGAAATGCAAAACATGCACGATGATGTTGTTGGTGTTAAAGATTTAAACCCTCGAAACGTAGCGCCGTTAGAAACAGGATTTACAGAGAAAGAACTTCTTGGACTTCGTCGCTGGAGACGCAGAAGGATTTAATAATGGCAAAACCACGTGCCTCAATTAAGGTCAAAGGGATTGATAAAACAATTGCCAGAATGGGCCTAATGGCTCTTCGCGCGCAAGCTTTTAACCCAGTATTTGTTAAAGCAAAAGCAGAATTACATCTTGCTAATTCTTCAAACTTTGCTAGCAATGGATTGCTGGTTGGTGGCTGGTCTCCACTTGATGCTGAATACGCTGCTTGGAAAATGAGCCGTTTTCCTGGAGCTCCACCGATGATTAGAACAGGAAGATTATTTGCAAGTCTTGCAGGAGCAAATGCTTCTTCTTTCAGAATGACAAATACATCAATGTCGGTTGGAACAACTGTTGAGTATGCAAAGTTTCATCAGTATGGAACAACAAAAATGCCAAAACGTAAGATTGTTTTTGAGCCAGTCGGTTTCGCTAAGAGCGTTGGAGCTGATGCAGCTGCATGGGTTGCTAGAGGGGAAGTTTTCTAGTGGCTGCTGAATTAATGTATGGAGCACATTACGCTAAAGATTTTGTTAATACATATCTGCAGTCTGATATCCCACGCCGGCTTGTGCGTTACCGGAATGGGTGGGCGCTTGATGATATTTCTTTGCCTAATCCAGTTGAGTATTTAACATACGAGCCACTAGCTCTTGATGTTTGGCCAACGATTATCACCGTAGCTATTTCAACTAAGCGTTTTGAAAGAACTGGCTACGAACCAGGTATGAATCCGCTTTATAGGGTTGTTTATGGAATGCGCACCTACATCTGGGTGCGTACTGAAGGTTCTCAGCAAACCACGGAAATGAGAGACAGATTGACAACTGTCGTTCGCTCAGCAATCATGGACCACCCTTGCTTGCAACGTGAGGGAGCTGAGCGCGAAGCAATGGTCGAAGAAACAACACTTACCGAAGAATTTTCCGACCTAACGCTCCTAAAAGGCGACAGGGTTCTTGCTGGTGCCTATCTTGGCTATGACCTCATTCTCAATGAGGCTATTGCTAGAGACAATATCGCTGATGAAGTTTTGCAATATCAATTGACAATAGGCCAAAACCCACTGACGGCTATTCCTATAACAAACTTCACAAACGCCGCCAGCGTCGTGGTGGATTGATATGGATATTGACTTTTTCCAAAGTTTTGATGAGCCCGTAGATAAGGCTTCTCCAGAGATATCTGGCTATATTCAAATTTTAAATGTTTCAAACGGAATCATCCCTGTAGTTGAGGGTTGGTACCTAAGGGCTCACAAGTGTGCATTTGTTCACCCAGACAATCAAAAAGTCCAAAAACTCATCAAGTTACGCAGGGTGAAAGAAATACCGTTTACAATAGATAAGTCAAAAAAGAAAAAACCAAAGCAGATTATTGAATTACCAAGTGAGCCCGTCAAGGAGATGAGCAAACTTGAGAATCTAGAAAATTTGTTTGCAAAGCCAATAAAGACCGAGACTGGCGTGGAAACGTTCGCCAAATGAGTGTGTCGTTTTAGTACACTCTCATTAGTCTCATAACAAATAGTTCCTTACTGAAATGGGACGGAGGAAACAATGCCAGGCATAGTTGTAACAACTGCGGTCCGGACGGGCCCAACAAACCCACAGACAGCCGCTACCGCGACAATGTTCGTTGCTGGTATTACAACGCGCGGTCCAGATGGGACATCGCACCTCATCACAAGTCTTTCTGACTTTGAAGACATTTTTGGTGGCTATACATCAGATGGATACGTTCATCAAACAATCAAAACATTTTTCGAAGAAGGCGGTTCACGCGCTTATGTTTCTCGTGCAGTAGAAGTTGCTGCAGAAGAAGCAGATTGCTCAATTCTTTCCTCTGGAACGGAATGCGTAAATCTTCTTGCTTCTGGCGTTGGTACATGGGCTAACACTTCTGGCGCAAATGGCCTTTCGGCTTCTGTCGGATATGTTGTTGCTGCAACATCGTTTAAGGTTCAAATCCGTCTCAACAATGTTCTTGTATGGACGAGCGCGACCCACACATCAACTGCAGACTTCATTGATGAAGTAAACAACGACAGCACAGTTGCTCTTTATGTAACAGCTACAGCTGGAGCATCAACCGGATTGCCAGCTGCTGGTGCAAAGACATTCTCGGGTGGAACAAATGGAAACAGCCCAAGCGCTGCAGAAATTGAAACAGCCCTTGATGCTTTCACATCAAACCTTGGACCAGGAGCTGTTTGTACTCCAGGTCACTACGATGCATCGTTGCGCACAGCGCTTTTGACGCATGCAGCTGAAAACAACAGAATTGCAATCATGTCATTTGCAAAAGATGACGACTACGAAGCTGCAATCTCTGATGTGGCTAGCTACTCTGGTGCAGATAATGCAGAATTTGGTGCATTCTTCTTCCCATGGGTAAAGGTCCCAAATGGTTCACTAACGATGGTTACCCCTCCAGAAGGTTTTGTTTGTGCAAAGCGTGCAAAAGTTCATAACCAGTTCGGTGCATGGAACCCATATGCCGGTGAAAGAACAGAAGCAAGCTATGTAACTGGTGTTTACCAGAGTCTGTCAAAGACAGCAGCTGATGCTCTTGATACTGGATTTATCAACCCAATTCGCGTGATTAACGCAACAGTTCGTGTTTATGGAGCTCGTTCAGCTTCTGACGATACCGACAACTTCCGTTTCATCATGGCTCGTGAAGTTCTCAATCAGATAACTTATGAGGCAGAGACAGCGCTTGAAGCTTTGTTGTTCTTGCCGATTGATGGTCGTAAGTCAACGTTCTCTAGAGTTGGTGCAACACTTGTTGCAATCATGGATAGAATTCGTATCGGTGGCGGTCTCTACGAAGCCTTTGATGCGAACGGTAAGCAAATTGACCAGGGCTACACAGTTCAGGTTAATGATGCCAACAATCCTCTGACACAGCTTGCAACTGGTGTTATTAAGGCCAAGATTGGCGCAAGAGTCTCCTCAATTGGCGACACAATTGAAGTAGAAATCACAAAATCGAACCTGACGGCATCGTTGGTTTAAGTAGTTACGGAGGAATAAATGGCTAGCAACAAATTGGCTCAGCGCCAAATCATTGCCGAAATCACGCCAATCGCTGGCGATGTGACTGGTCCCAACCTTTCTGGGTACTTCGCACAGGTGTCTGGTGGAGAAATCACAGCTGCCGTTGAAAAGATTTACATTGGTGGAGAGAAGTTCCCTGAAGTACTTTGCGCTCCATCGGAAGTCGGCGACGTAACTCTTACCAAGCACTATGACCAAGACTTGAGAACAATTGTTAACGACCTTCGCAAAATAGTTGGTCGTGCTTACTACGAAATCAAGGTTTACGACACAGACTGTGACCTTGCTAATCAGCAGTCAGAGCGTGTCTATTCAAAGGCTCTTTTGGTCGGTCTTTCTGAACCAGAAGGTGATGCTTCATCTGGAGCGCCAGCTACTATCGCGTTGACATTCGCTAT